CAGGGTGCCCTGCAAGGTAACAAGATGCAGCAATCCGCTTGAATTGTTAGACGCCGTGATTATTAGCCCTCCATTTGAGGTAGTCCAAAAGCTGCTAGTAGCCGTACTGAGCCCAGACGTGAAAGGCGCTGTGTAGCTGCTTGTGAATCCCTGATAAGCGATGTTATTTAATGCCGACGAGACTGCAAATGAAAGGCTGACCGTATGCGATGTCGTGCCACTGCTTTTGCGCAGGGTGAATGATGATTCAAAGGCAAATACGGTACTAGCCGGCAGTGAAAGGGTGGAGTTAAATAACGATTGTAAGTTAAAGGTATTGCTTCCAGCTACATCGCCGTTTAATCGGTAAAACATCATTGACGGCGACACGCCACGTCCAACTGGCGTTGAGTAAATCACCTTGCCGTCGTACTCGACTGCGCCAGCTGCTGCGGTATTTAGGTTTGTGCCAGCCTGCAGGTTCAGCGGGGCGTCGGACGCTGTTCCAGCAGGCAGCGTTACAGGGGTTAGGAAATTGCGGCTCATCAGCCAAGCACCACCACTCGGTAAGCGTTAGAAGCAGGTGCCGTGGCAAAGACCACGGCCACGGTGTTTACGCCAGTGCGTTGCACGTCCACTTCCACGTCATCGTACTGGCCGCTGTTGGGAAACACCCGCACAACCACGTCTCGCGTGTTCAGGTTGTGGGTGATGGTGTAGCTGGTGGCGCTGCCGTCGCCCACGTTGCTGGATACCTTGCGCAGGCGGCCGGACCAGTTGGCCAATTTCAGCGGGGTTACGATCCGCGCGTCGTCGGTGCCGGCGTCGGTTTCTGCTTGAGTGGCGATCTCCGCAATGCCAGCAGTTGTCTCGCTGGCGGCAGGGGCAGCTGTGCCAAATGTCAGCCAACTGACGGTGCTGCTGCCCAGCGTGCCGTTGACCTGATCCTGGCGGTAGGTGGTGCCAGCGCTGGTACCTTCCTCAATGGTGGTGACGGCCTGTTCCAGCCCGGCAAAGGTGCTCGCATCCAGCGAGCGAGTCATAGCAGAACTGGAACCGTTCCAAACGTAAATACCGTTTTCGGATGTGGTGGACTGCGCACGGACCAGCACACGATCGCCGCTGGCCATCGTGATGCCATCAATCGTGGCGCCGGGGCTACTCAGGTTGAGGTTGGCTTGTGTGGCGACGCGGCAGCTGTCTTTCCAGGCCAGACCCTCTACCAAGGAGTCCACGTAGCCTTTGGTCGCGGCATCGCCGGAGTTGCTGGGAGAGGCTAGGTTGACGGGCTTAGACGCCGAATTGAAGTCGAGGTCGGTAAAAACTTTCCGGGCCATGTCAGATCAGCCTTGCAAAGCCAGCGAGCGGTACTGAGAACACGATAACTGTTTGGTTTGTATTTGGATGCGACACGTCTGCTTCTACCTCCTGACTGCCGCTATCGAAAACTTCGACACTTGGAATATGCCCTAAGTTATGGTTTATAGTCCAAGTTAAAGCAGGGCTAGTCTGTGTAAATACATATGCAGTACCCTCATCAGTACCATCTACCCATGTAGTGCCATTGTATTTAAGTACCTCCCCTGCACTTGGACTGTTTAGATTTACATCAGTAAGATCTGTTAGACCAAAAGTGCGTGGATTTTGCCCAGGCGCAGAGCTGCTGGGCGCCAGGCGTTGTAAAGATATTTCAACAAAAGCACCGTCTGCTATTTGACGGACTTCGCGCACTTGGTAGTTTACATTATCGACTCGGATAGCATCGCCGTAAAGTAAACCTCCAAAGTCTGCTGACTTAGCCGTAAGAGCATAGTCGGTAGATATGACCATATCACCAGCAATTAGCTGGGTGGGCACGTCAAGAATACCTAAGGCTGTTATGTTACCTGCGGTGCAAGTTACACCAAAGTCGTACAAAAATAGCGATAGGTCTTCGGTGAAGGCCACTGCAGCGCTTAGAGGGAATGCCCCGGCTCAAGGTGAACCGGGGCGGTGGAGAAGATCAGCCGTACTTTTTGACACCCACGCCGTTCACCGAGAAGGCGAAAGAGGGGCTAGAGCCGCCGATGGTATAGGCTACCCGAACGTAGCGCTTGGCTTCGTCCTTAGAGATCGTGAGTTTCTGGTTGGAGGCAGACGTGGTTACACGAGTGAAGGCAGCTCCGGTCAGAGTGGTATACCCACTACCAAGAGCATCCGAGTGCTCGATCGTTACGTCCAGAGTAGGCGTATTACCCGAGCCAGCAGCAGAGTCGAGGATCAGAACGAGATCGCCGTCGTAGCTCTGCAGGTCAACGCCGGTAGCTGTACCAGTAGCAGTTTGAGCTGCAGTGGGATGCAGGTTGGCAACCTGCAGCTTATCAAGGGCCTGTTGGATAAGGGACATGATCAGTTCTCCTCAGAATCGGGGGTGGATTGGGGCTTACGGCCGCGCTTGGAAACCTCGCATACAGGCTGAGGAGCGGGCTCTGGTTCCGGCTCGGCGGGGGCAAGCTGAGCCTTGTTCATGCCAATCAAAAGATTGGCGTCGGCATCGCTGACCTCAAGGATGGAGCCAGCCTGGACTGGCTCCCCTGAGATCACGACCGAGCGAAGGATCTCGATCTTCATGTGGATCAGGTGCCGTAGCAGAAGGCGCCGGGCTGCTTGACGGCGAAATCAACGTCCTGGAGGGCGATGATGCGAACCGTACCAGCGGTGGAACCGGCGTAGGGATCCACGGTGAGATCGAGGCCGGACCACATACCCACGATGAACTGGCTGAAGTCACCGAACAGGGCGTCGTTGCTCTGCAGTTGGTTGCTCACGATCACGGGGTAGCCGTTGATCTGGTCGTCGGCGTAGACGAATTGAGCGGTTGAGGTGGCCGATTTCTCGGTGCTCTTCAGAGCGCCACGGGCAGCGGCGTTGATGATGTAGCGCAGAGCGCCAGCATCGGCATTCGCGGTTGCCACATCGGTCTCCATGCCGATGTACTCAGCGAAAGTACCGTAAGTGGTGATGGTCTGGGTACCAATGCCGGTAGTGTTCACCAGACCCAAAGGCTGGTTGGAAGAGCCGGTGCCGTAGATGGCAGCGCGGTCGAGTTCCAAAGCGATGACCTTGGCGAGGTCAGAGCGAATCATCGACTCCACGTCGATGCTGGACTGGAGCAGCAGACGGCGGCTGTAGTCCACGAAAGCGCCCACGGTCTTGGGCGTCATGTTCACCTGGTCGATGGCCTGCTGGCTCTCGGTGGGCGAACCGGACTCGCCTACCCAGTAAGCGGAGGCGGCAGAGGTTTGGCGGGGGATGCTGACGTTGCCTTGGAGGCCACTCAGCATGGTCACGCCGGCCTGCATCATCGCCATGCGATTGCGCAGCAGGTCGATGAAGCTACCGCTCAGCAGATCGGTGGAGACGAGGTTGCCGCCGGCGGTGGAGGCGCCCACCACGAGGTCGCGGCGCAGCACTTCATTCGGGATGACGATGCCGTTGGAGGAGCGCTCGTACTTGGCGGCAGCGGCCTTACCGACTTCGATCTCGAAGGCAGCGGCTTCGCGGGCAGCGCGGTCGCCGGGGTTGACGAGGTAGTTGAGGGCGCGAACGAAGGAGAAGCTACGGGTCTCCTTGTCGGTCAGACCGAGGGAAGCGGAGTTGTCGTCGTGGATGCGGCCTTGGATTTCCACGCGGGTACGTCCCAGTTGAGTCAGCACGGCTTCACGGGCTTGGTCGATGGTGGCGTCGTCGTTGATCAGGCGCTCAGCCAGATCAGCACCGACTTGGTGTTGGTCGCACATGGCGCGGATGGTCGCAACCCGCTCACGCTCGGACTGCCGAGCGGCGGCTTCGACCTCCTGAACATTGATGGTTTGTTCCATGGATGGAGGAGTTTGGGTGGAGTCAGGTCCGCGCTCGGCGGTCTGCTTAGTTCCAAGTGTAGGGGTCGATGCTTGAATTGTCTTTTCTGTTGTAAGTGGTTGGGGATCTGGATTGGTTTCTTGATGTGAACGTCCTAGGCCCACGGTTTGGTCGGCAGGGACGCTCACGGAGGAGACCTCCAGAACGTTCCATTTGACGACTTCCATATCGCCATTTTGTGCTTCACGCACGTCGTTGATTTCGTAGGCAAAGGATACGTTGCGGACGATACCGGCTTCGATGTCTTGACGGCGCTTGTATTCTTCGGTTCCTTTTTCGGTGGTATTTGGGCTCCATTTTGTTTTGACGTAGAGGCGGCGGTCGCTGCCGAGCCAAGCTTTCTCTGCTACACCGAGTACGACATCGCGGTTGTGATTCCAGAGCCAAGGACCACCATCGTTCATACGGGCCAGATCCATGGCACCGTCATCGTGCATCAGCACTTCACGACCCCACCAGCGCTCGACCGGAGCCTCAGAGCTGAAGCTAAAGGTGAGGCCGGTGTCGGTGGACTCTTCTACACGGAGGCCCTGTGGTGCTTCGCGCCTAAGCACCTCTTTATTGATGGCTTTGATGTCGAGGCGGTCCTGCATGGCTTTGCCGGTGGCGGGCTCGAAGGAGATG